AGGTAGCCACTGGCGTGTCCGATGCTATCAAGCGCCGCGTGTCCCCCGAGATGGGCGGGCGTGTACAGCGCGCGGACGAGACAGCCATGCGCGTCAACTCCAAGGACGTCAAGGCGTTCATCGAGACCAAGCCGATGCAGAAAGTCATCAGCATGTTCGACGAGGATGAGAAGTTCGCCGGCATGATGCTCGACTTCGCGCAAGGCGCAGTGAAGGAAGGTCAGGTGCTCCGCTACGTAGTCGACAGGCTCGGCGAGGACAGCGGCGAGGCGTTCACCAAGTACATGCGTTGGTCCGGTAAGGTCAACGACAAGTTCAACAAGAAGCTGGGCGACACGGCGGCCGATGGCTACCACTACCTGCACTCGCAGGTCAAGAAGGATTCCAAGATGACCGGTGAGCACCGGCGCATCGCAGGCAAGGAGCGCATCAGCGACTTCGGGGACGACCCCGTCAACGCTGTGCCCAAGGATGCCGCCGAGTTGGAGCGTACCCGTGGGCTGGCAAGCGAAGGCAAGGTGCGCGTTGGTGAGTACGAGAACATCTTCCTCAGCAACGCACAGCGCGTCATGAACAACCAGCGTCTGCTCCAGTTGCAGGAGAAGTTCGGCATCAAGGACCTCGACGGCGGGGCCGACGGCCTGATGGAAGCCATCGAGCGTACGGTCAAGGGCAAGGGTATCAGCGAGTCGGCCGCACGTGATGGCCGTAACGCAGTCGTCGCTCTCATCAAGGGGCAGAACCGTGCGGCACCGGAGTGGCTACGCGCCATCCAGTCTACGGTATACGGCGGCACTCTGGCCGGTCCTAAGTCTGCCATGCTCAACGTACACGACTGGCCGGTGGCCGCGTGGAACCACGGGCTGGGCAACATGGTTCAGATGTTCCGCAGGAACAACCGCAAGGTGGCAGACCTTGAGCGTCTTGGTATCAACGACCAGCACTTCGGTGAGTTCGTGCAGGCACTGGCACGTGACTACAAGAAGGCAGGGGGCGTAGGACAGAAGGCACTGGTGGGGGCTAACGCTCTGGGCAGTGGCCTGATGAAGCTGTCGGGCTTCGGCCTGATGGACCGGCTTGGCAAGAAGGGCGTACTCGGCACCGTCGCTAACGACGCAGTGGCACGCGCCAAGGCTGGCAAGCTGAGTGAGAAGTGGGGCTGGGCATTCGAGCCCAAGCAGATCGACGAGCTGACCGAGGCACTGAAGCGCACCGGCGGTAACATCGACAAGATGAGCCAGCGTGAGGTACGCTTGTACGACGAGCTGGTCACCATGGGGCTGGGTCAACAGCAGTTGATCTCAGCGGCTGGCCGCCCCATCGCATGGCTGAACAACCCCGCGCTACGTCCGCTGTGGATGATGCGTGGGTTTGCGGTCAAGCACAACAACCTCATTATGGAGAACGTCGTCAAGAAGTTCAAGGACGGCGACCGAGCAGGCGCGGCGAAGGAGTTCGCCCGGTACATGGCTATGCCCGGAGCGGGCTACGCTGGCCTGCACATGGCACGTAACGAGATGTTCAAGGATGACTACGAGGCTACGCCCGAGGAGTTCATGTGGGCGATGGCTGACTCGTTGACGGGCCCAATGACCCTGAACATGTTAGGCTTGGGGTCATCATACGAGCGTGACAAGCTGATGCAGAACCCCGTCCAAGAGGTGATGGTTGGTATCATCCCTCCCGGGGGCGTACCTGAGAACACCGCGAAGGCTATCACTAAGGCTATCGAGGAAGAGGATGCCGAAGAGCTTGCCGGTATCATAACTGGACTACCACTGTACAAGCAGTGGGAAGCCGCACTCAACTAACCAGACATGGATGTCCCCAAGCGGTGAAGACCGTAGGATAAGACAATGGCTAAACTAACTAACCTAGAGGGGCCGAAGGGCAAGGATGCTTGGGAGATGGCTATGACTGAACGATTGACCCGCGTAGAGGAGGGGGTCGAGCGTCTGGGTAAGCAGAGTGACGACCGCATGGAGAGAATAGACCAGCGGTTCGACGAGCTAAGAGACGTTTTGAGGGAGCACAAGCAGGACACAGACGGGGACGTGAACAAGGTAGACACCAAGGTCAACGCATTGTACGCCGCTGTTGCGACCGTGGTGCTCACCATCGGGGGCGTCTACTTGGAGCATGAACTTAACAGGGAAAAGGAACATGTACAAGAAGTACGTACTACCCACACTGTTACTGCTGACCCTAAGTAGCTGTAGCGCACTGGCACCACTAGCCAAGGAGGCCCTCCTAGGAGGCGCTAAGCAGGGCATAGAGGTAGATGCGAACGCAGGACAGGCGAAGACAGAGGGTGATGATAGCGTCGCTCAGAACGCCAATACGGCTGTCTCAGTGGACGCTGGTAAGCAGGATATATTCAAGGGGGATGTGGGGCAGGTGGTTAACGAGAATGGAATGCCACTCCACGTGCTGTTGTTATTCTTACTGCTCGCGGGGTGGGCTATCCCGTCACCGCAAGAGATGGGCAACGGGTTGGTCAGGCTGATTACTTCTCTACGGTCTCGCCCAGACGCTTGAAGGTACGCTGACGTTCACGGATCATCTCCGGCGCATTGTCATAATGCTCCACGTGATCCTCAATCGGCGCTCCCTCGGGGTGGTCACCGAGATCCTCGGTCACTGCACGGTCCCAATCGAACTCCGCATCGGGGTCGGTTCTACTAATCAACGACACGTCGTAGCGTACGCGGTTCAATGCGTAGGCCGAGTCGGCGTACTCGCGATTCCCGTGCGGGTCATCGAAGATGTCAGGGTTGAGGTACTGCGTGGGGCGTAGCTTCTTGTATGCCTCACACGTGATGCGGCTGTTGTGGTGCATGGTCTTGTCGCCACCGTACGACATGATGTCGATGTACCGACCACAGAACGGGGTGGACCAGCCGTGTCCGAACTCAGGGAAGATGTATCCGTACCCTTGGTTCGCACTGTTCTCTGGCCCATGTGCCAGCCCCACCGCATGGCCGATCTCGTGCAGGTCAACGACGAAGCTACACACAGACACGCCTATCTGAGCACGGCCGCTGTTCTCTTGGAACCTAGTGCCGGGATACGCACAGCCGCAGGTGCCGGGGCAGGTGGCGTTGAGGCCGAGCCCTACGTCTGCGTTGAAGTTACTCCAGATAACCTGAGTCGTACTGGCGACGCCACCGTAAGGGCTGATGGCTACACCTGCTATCACGTAGCGAACGAAGATGCCGTTCTTCTCGTAGATGTCGTTGTACCTAGCGACCAGCTCCTCGATGTACTCGTACCGCTGACGGTAGGTAGGCTCGGGATCATCCTTGGTGATGATGACTAGCTCCTCGGCGCGTGGGTCGGTGATGTTGAAGCCGATCTCCCACTCGACGATCTGCTCGTCGTCTTCCCCGTAGTAGATCAGGCCATCCTTACGACCGTAGTACAGGGCACCAGTACAGTCACGCCACTCCATGCCATTCCACTCTGACCCACACCGCGGTTCGGTCTTGAGCCGGTAGCTGTCGCCCCACGTCAGGTGGGCAGGTGTGTAGATGGTGAAGTAGTCATCGAAGTCAACGACCTCGCCGTCAGGGTAGATGTGCAACTCGTGGCCCACCTTCTCCGCACGGCCATGAGTGACCTCGAACTCCCAGTTGCTAGACCGCTGGCCGAACTTGTTGAAGTACTGCACGTCCACACGTACGGGCTTGAACCTGTCGCCCCACGTGTTGTCCACAACAGCGTTGAGCGTGGGCTGGGTGGCCCCGCAGTACGGGCTGTTGTACTCGCGTCGCTCGAACCTGCGCTGTGTGCCTGCGTCGTTCATGTACACGGCTACCTTGGTGTGACCCCAGCACCGGTACTCCTCGAACGACTCAGCGAAAGAAGGCGACCCGAAGGCCGCCATCGTCAGCGCGAGGATGATGCTACTCGCTATCGTCTTCACTCTCACTCTCCTTAGCTTCGTATTCGGCCATCAGTATCACGGCGGAGATCAGTTGCTCCTGCGCCTTGAGGGACCATGCGCGATACCGGCTGATGGTTGCGTGCTGGAACGTGGCGTATACACCTAGTGCTACAACCAACACGATCAGTAGTATCTCTGTGTTAGTCATCTGACTTAGGCTCCTGATCGAATCCGTACTCCTCGGATGGGGCCGGTGTCAGCTCGTCCTCGATTGCCTGCATGACTGCGGCGAAGGCGGGGATCTCCTTGGCGTTCAGGTCAACACGTCCCAAGAACTCCTTGGCCCACAATAAGATCTGTTCGTTCATCGTTTCAACTCCTCTGGAAAGTATTTAAGTTGGTGCATCATCTGCAACAGGTTACACATTGCGTGACCAAGGTGAGAGCGACCGGACTCAGGGTCCAAGTCTTCGCCTGCTTGCCACGCTGAGATGTGGCGCATCAGGCAACCGAACGACACTGACCAGTGCGTCGGCTTCTTCCAGTTGTCACGCTCGTACTTGCTTGCCCCGTACTCCAACACCCGCGCCGCCTCTTCGAGCAACTCAATCGGGATGAGGGAGTAGTCGGGCTTGCCTTCGTTATAGCGCAGGCTACGCTCAGTGGACGACTGGTGGCTCATCTTCGTACTCTCCATCGTTCAGGTACTGCGCTATGATAGCAGTCTTGCCCAAGTCAAGCATGGTGTTGAGGCCGTCGTTACCAGTCTCGCTGTTGCCGCACAGTGCGACGCCCAGATCTGGTACCAACGCTACACCAGCCACCTCCACATGTACTTCAGCTCCGGTCTCGAACTGTTCCAGCAGGTCGGCGAACTCTCGTAGCACCTGACTGCCTGCCTTCATCTCTTCGTCTTTCTTACCGCCGGGGAATGACACAATACTCATAGGTCTAACTCCAAGTGTTCGACGAACCGGTCGGCGTTGTCGAGGATTAAGTCACGCAACGCTTCGACCAGCGTCTCAATGTCCACGTCCAGCACCTCGACGATCACGTCGGGGTCCATGGTGTGGACAATCTCGTTGATGATGATGTCTGACCGTGTCATGACTATCTCCTACTGAACATGGACTCGGCGTCACATGTGTCCGTTAATGACAACAGTAATAGGATAGCAGTGGATGACCCCCATGTCAACAGGAATGGTGTTAGTAACAATTCCATCATACTCTCCTTAGTTTCTTGCCGAGGTTCATGTACTCTACGTGTGGCTCGCCGTCGATGACTACGCCGCACGCTACGATGGGCTTCTTGGCGAAGTGCTTACCATAAGCGAACGCCATGTGGGTGTGGTCTACGCCACAGCCTACAGCCATACCCCACACCAGCTCCTGATCGGTAGCGGTGGCGGAGATGCCGGCGTTGCTGTGGTTGTGCCCACTCACAGTGCATCGCATACGTACTTCACAGTCCTTGCGGAAGCCGTTGACACCGGTGGCTGTCTCGCCGTGGTGGTACAGGACGTCGTCGATCACTACCTGATCCGCAACCGTCCAGCCCTCGGGCATACCGAACAGCTCCTCGATGGGGCGCATGAAGATGGAAGGCTCCATGCCTAGCTTGCGTAGCTGACGGGCGGGGATGCGGTCGTGGTTACCCATGATAAGGGTAGCCTCGGGGAACGCATCGTACCAGTCCTTGGCTCGGGCGAACGCAGACTCGTACTCACCCGCCACGTTGTGTAGCATAGGCTCGCTGTCGTGGAAGGACAGGCTGTGGTTGTCGAACATGTCGCCGATGTGTACCACGGTGTCGACGTCCCAAGCGTCGAACGTCTCTTGGCAGAACTCAAGGTAGCCTTCCAACTCGAAGGGCAGGTGCGTGTCGCCAATGATTCCTACTCGTGCCATTACTTGATCTCCTCGGCGTTGAAGCACACCGCTGTTAATGAGTTAAGGGTGGGATAAGCTGGGCGTCCTTCCGCTCCGTACTGGACAGCCAGTGACAGCAGGACCGCACGGCCCTGTAAGTCTGGGCGCTGGTCACGCACTGCGCTAAGCGAGAGGTCGTCGTAGGTGGCGACCAGATCGTCTCCGTAATCACGACCGTGCTCGAACGCAGACTTCAAGTGCTCGGTGCAGAACTCCCACTTAGGGGCGGTGAACATGTTGGATCCAGCTTGCGCAGACAGCGCGAAGATACTAGCGGCAATAGCCAATGCAGTCTTCATCTCTTTCGTTCCTCATTTGTCTTCAGTTGGTGGCACTCCTTGCACAAGACTTGGAACCCGTCGGCCTCGCAGAACATCCGCTCTACGAAACCGGGCAGGTCATCGAACTTACGCAGGCTACCGCATGGTGTGATGTGATCTACCTGTACCTCGCCGCTACGGAACAGCTCGTTGCATGTGTTGCATCGGTAGCGTGATCCCTCGTCGGTGACGCACATGGCATTCTTCTTTGCTTGGTGCTTGCACGGCCACTTCTGGAAGGCGGCCCGTAAGGCGGAGCGTATGAATCCGAAGTAGCGGGCTTCGGTCCACTGACCTCCCGCTCTTGTCCGTTCTACTCGCCTGCCCATGGTGCCTCCCAGATCTGCCCCGGCTCACGTCGGATCCACAACAGGCGTCCGATGGTGAGCAGTTGGTCAGTCGGGTCGTCGTCCAGTGCCTCAGCGTACACCCCGTGTACATACTGGTACATCTCAGCGACGTCCGTCATCTCCTGTATGGGAGCCTTGGTCTTAGCCAGTGCCTTCTTACCGGTCAGCTTGAACAGGCCGGGGATGTTGTCGGTGCTGTCACCGGTGAGCAGTTGCGTATAGAAGAAGCGGTCGGCCTCCTCTTCGCTCACGTAGAACACACCCTCATCCTTGCCTGACCAGCTGTAGTGCCAGCCCGGTACTCCCTTCAGGTCCTTGTCGATGGTGGCAATGCCCCATCCATCCTGCACTGCACGTATACCTAACAGGTCGTCAGCCTCTTCGCCATCAGCAACGATGGCCCCAAGTGTTTCGACTGCGAACTCACGTAGTGCGTCGGCGTGTGTAGGCTTGGCCGCGTCTTTGCGGTTGGCCTTGTAGTCGTCGGCGAACTGGTGTCGGTAGTTAGTCTTACCGGATAGGAACAGCTGTGCTTGAGTGCAACCGCACCCGTCCATGATGTACTGGGTACGCTCACGGAACGAGTGGGTTGCGAAGTGTAGGGGATCATCGCCGGCCGCGAAGCCTACTGCGTAGACTATTATATCGCCATCGATCCCCCATGTGCCCGGCTTAGAGGACTTCACCGGCCTCACCTTCAGCGCCAACGCCTGCGGTTACCAGCTCTTCGATCACGATGTTAGCGATCTTAGGACTGACCCCAGACTTACCGCCCATGGTGTAGGGATAAGGCTTGATGGTCACACGTGCTGTGCTACCGTAGCCAATGGTGTTCGTGGCACCCTCGAAGGAGTTGCCTGACTCGTCCACCGGAATGATCGGCCACTTACTACGACACCGGATGTACTGGCCGCGACCGTAGGTGTCGTCGTCTACTGACTTGACGTCTACGCCCAGCTCTTCCAGCTTCTCCACTGCCGCAGGTGACAAGTTGCCAATGTCTACTTGGAACTTCTCGCTGAACTTGTCGGGAGTCTCAAAGCTCGGGAAAGCAATGATGCCACGTACGGTGATGGTTTCGTTACTAATCATTTGTATCTCCTTGGTTAATTGATACCGCAATAGTAGTATTACACTATCTCAGCAGATAGTCAAGTGCTTTCTGCAAAGATTCTGCAGTGTCACCTAGTTGTCCGATGGATCTGTTACAGCCCCGGCACAGCACACCCCGGAACTCCATGGTGTTGTGGTCGTGGTCGTAGCACAGCTCCTCGGTTGTACCGCACACCTCACACTCAGAGGACGTAGCCATGCGAGCCTTGTATGTCTCCGCATCTATGCCGTACCTCTTCATTGTCTGGTGGTTGGTCTTCCAATCCTTCACCTTGGGGTGGGACTGATTGGCCTTGACTCGGCAGGATATGCACTCGTTACGCCTGCCGTACTTGGACTGCTTGTTCTTAACGAACAGGCTCAGATCGTCCGATGCCAGTCCGCAGTGCTTACACTCGCGTTTCATAAGAGAACCTCATTCCTTAATTGCAACTCCAATTATAACACGGAATGGCAAGTATGTCAATGGGTCATGCTCCAGTTATCTCCGATCATGTAGTCCCCCTCTAGTGGGCACCGCATGTCGAAGTGTCTGCCCGCTTCGCGGATTGCGTTGCGGAAGCAGATGGCTACACGCTTGGCGTCATCGGCATGGCATTCTATCTGAAGCTCGTCGTGGATATTACAGACGATGTCATACCGCAGGCCGTAGGCGTTGGCTTTCTCGATACCGATCATCATAGCTTTCTTCATGACGATAGCGCCTGCCGATTGGAGCAGGCTGTTCAGTGCCGAGTGCTCACTGCGCACGTGGATGCGGCGGCCATCTAGCCCCGGTATCGTACCTGACTGCGCGATCTTCGTGATGCGCCGGATCAGGTCACGGTAGCCGGGCCATGCCCGCTCATAGTTAGAGCGTAGGGCTCTGCCCGCCGCCGCACCCCTGCCGACCACGCTACCTAGCTTGGGATCACCTGCCCCGTAGAGCAGGGCGTAGATCAGTGTCTTAGCTTGGTCACGTGTTGCACAGCCGAACGCTTTCTGGTTGGCGGTGTGGATGTCACCGTCGATCACCTCGTGGGTGAAGCTATCGTCCTTCATGTAGTGTGCCAGCATCCGTAGCTCAAGGCCAGAGGCGTCAACGCCCACCAGCTTCTTGCCTTCAGGCACAATGAAGCACGACCGATACTCAGCGCCGCTCGGTATCTGTGCTAGGTTGGGACGGGAGTGTGTCATGCGGCCGGTCACTGTGCCGCACGAGTTAACGTAGCCATGGATGCGCCCGTCCTCTGCATACGCATCGAGCCACGACTTAATCATACCGCTCCGCTTCTGGAGTGTCATGTACTCCAGTACCAGCTTAGCTTCCGGTATGTGTTCATTGAGTGCAAGGGTTCGTTCATCGACAACAGGCTTACCCGTCGGCGTGAGCTTCTCCCATACTGCGCCCTTAGTTGCCAGTCGCTTGGCGACCTGCGGGCGGGAGCCCACGTTGAACGGTTCGACGTGGTCCTTGAGTTGCTTGCCGGTCTTCTCGCTCCACCTTTCCGTAACGATAGGCGGGAATACTTCCTGAAGGATCTGCTCAATCTCATTCATCCGCTCCTGTTGCATAGCGTACGTGTCGCACGCTTGGTTGTAGTCGAACAGGAATCCGTACTCCTCCTGCCGGCGTAGCACTGCGGAGCACTGGTGCTCCAGCTCGATGCACTCGCCGCCGAAGCCGAGTCGCTCCAGCTCTGCGAGCAGGTAGTGGTACACGTCCCAGTTGGTGCGGCAATCCTGCAAGCAGTACTCGATCATCTCGTCGGTCAGGCCAGCGTCGAAGTCTTCGGCGTCGAACTCCTGCTTCTGCTCCTTGCCTGCCCGCTGAGCAACAGCCTTGAGACTGTTACCGCCTTCACTAGCAGGGTTAAGCAGGCGAGCGAGCACAAGAGTATCAGTGATACGCACGTGTTCTTCAGGTACCCAGCCCAGTACATCACGCAGTACTGGCAGGTCGAAGTGCAGTACATTGTGTCCGATCAGCTCGGTCATGTCCTTCGGAATATCCTCGGCCGATGTACCCCAAGAAGTCTTCCCATGCTCGTCGCACCATCCGACCATCCACACCTTGTCGTGCGCTCGGTTGGTCTCTATGTCCAGTACGTATCTCATTAACCTGCTCCTGTATGCGGTATACATGCCGCGACATTCTACTCATAACTGTGCCCCTATCGTTGTGGCTTGGCTCGGAATGCACGTCCCACCATGTAGCTCATCTCGCAGTGGTCGTGCTCACCGAACAACCCGAACACGCTATCAATAATAGCACGCCCGATTGCGTAGCGCAAGCGGTGCCGCCGTAGCCAGCACGTCTCGCTTAGTGTGTACGGGTACGGTGCCCTGCCGAAGTGTATCGTTTGATTGAACAGTATGGATACGCATGCCCAGTAGACACGCGCCCTGTACGTGAAGCTCACAGTGCATCCTCCTCTGCTTGGCTGGGCTCGAAGTGACTGAGCCTGCCTGTCTCGTTGTCGTACAGCAGGTGGCCGGCGGGTCCGGTGATACCACTGAACCGGTTCTTCAGCACACGTATGCTGGTGGTGTTGCGCTCGATGGGGTCGTCAGCCTGACCGTTACGCTCTAGTCCGATGACGAAGTCGGACAGCTGAGCGATGGAAGCCGAGCCACGTAGCTGAGCGACCGACGTTACCGCGCCTTCCTCGTGGCCCTTACCATCCGGGCGCTTGAGGTGCGACACTGCGAAGAGTACAATCCCTGTATCCTGCGTCAGTGTGCGTAGCTTAGTCATGATCTCGTCAAGCGCACGTCGCTCGTCTCCATGCTGTCCACCCGATACGAGGATCGAGATGTGATCGAGCACGATGATCTTGCAGTCCATCGCCTTGGCCATGAAGCGCACGCGACTGACTACCTGATCCACGGTAGCACCGGTGTCGAAGCTGGCGTCCATGATGAACAGCTGGTCGTTGTCGAAGACGCGGTCGAAGGATTCCTTGTACGCCTCGTCACCACGCTTTACGCTGGAGCTAGGGAGATGCACTGGGGTCGAGAGATCGACGCCCATGAAGCCTTCAGCGGTACGCTCGACTGCCTCCTCCATGAACAGCACACCGATCTTGTTGTCGGTGGTGTTCTTGATGTGCATGACAATCTCACGCAGGATACTAGACTTGCCTAAGCCTGAGCCTGCGCAGATGGTGACCAGCTCGGTGGGTCGGAAGCCGTAGGTCAGCTCGTTGAGTGGACCCCACGGGTACGTACCCATCTGCTCGGGCCGCTCACGATTGAGCCGCTCCCATAGATCTTCCTTGCTAAGCACCCCGTCCGGTGTGAACGGTGACGCTGACCAGTACAGGTTGACGAACTCGCTGGCCTGACCTGCTACTAGGTACTCGTTGGCATCCTTGCCTACCTTGGGGTCCAGCTTCATGATGCGTAGCTTGCCGCCGAAGATGTCGCTGGCCTTGTCGACTGCCGCTTGGCCCGCCTTGTCTGCGTCCATGCACAAGATGATCTCGTCGAAGCCATCGAGGAAGTGGTAGCTGTTGCGCAGATCCTTGGCTATGCCTGACGCACCACGTGTGAGGGACACGACGCTGGTCTTACCGTCTAGCATCTGACGTGCGGCCAGCGCATCGAACTCACCCTCGGTGACGACGACTCGCTTGCGTCCGTTGTTCCCGTACTTATGCTCGCCGAACATACCACAGCCATCCATGTTGCCGATGACGTGGAAGCCCTTCTCTTGTTTCTTCCGTACCTTGAAGGCGACGGGCTCGACAGCATCGCCATCGAAGTAGGGGAAGGCCCATGCCATCTGGTTCTCAACCACCCCGTAGAACTTGGTCTGCTCTGGGGTCAGCTTACGTGTCGGGATGGCAATCCCCTCGTGCTTCTGCCACACCGCAAGCATACGCTCGAACTCGTGGCTCTTGGGCTGTAGGTCTACACCCTTGCTCATTGGTTGCTCTCCGTTAGGTGGTGTGTAGGTCTCGCAACTGAAGCAGTAGGAGTGGCCGTCATCATACAGATGATTGGCGTCGCTACTACCACAGTTATTACATGGTCCCTTGCTTACGATCTGACTGTCACTCATCATTCCTCCAGTGGAAGTTAGGTCGGCCCAGCGCATCGAGCCAGTCGTCCTTAGTCTGCCATGGGCGGGCGAGGTTGTCAACCACTCGCAGATAGTCATGCTTCAGGAAGATGTAATCACCTTCGCTAATGACCTGCTCCTCTCCGGCATCAACCCAGAAGTGTAGGCCGTCCTTACGAAAGAGTCTATTGTGGATTACTTCATCTGCCTTAACCATAAGGCTTGACCTCCAAGTGTAAATGTGTTACCCTATTAACTGTAAGTTAGAAAGACAACAGTCTCTCATGAGTAACAAGAGTCATTAAGTCTTCTATGAGTTGATGTTGAAGCAGTACTCAAGAGTACTACAAGTGTACTATTGGTACACGTCAATGTCATCATCCTCTTCAAAGTCACTAAGCGATTGGCCACTGTTGGAGCTAGTGTCATCAGCACCACCGAAGCTATACCGCTGGCCCATATCCTCGATGGATCCGAGGCCGTTACCCCAGTAGCCTACACGTGCCATGATCTCAGCCGTGGGATCGTAAGGTAGGACGGTGATCTCTCCGCCGTTAGCTAGGAACTCCTCAGTATGCTTAGCAATCTCTGCTCGTTGCTCATTCTTGGTCTTTAGCTGGGCAGGCGTGAGCATAGCCTGACTCCAGTTTACAAAGTCACTCATCATTAACTCCTTTCAACGCACTGCCTGAGTGCTTCAATGTCTTCGATAGATAGGGGCGCCTCGACACGCCTCTCTGTCTGTACCTGCACGCGCTGAAGGCGTACGTTATTGTATCCCTTGGCAGTCAGTCTGTCCTTATCGCACAGTGCATCAGCCTCGTGTGCGTAGATCATACGTAGCTTGCCATCGTTATACATTACGATTACTTCGGTCATCGCTGGCCTCCGTCAATGAAGAAACAGAATGACAACAGCACAATCAGTGCTATCGCTAGCTCAGTCGCGTACTCCATTCGCCTCCTCCTCAGCATGACGCTCGTTGATCTTGTTCATGACGTCCTCAATACCTTGCAGATCCTTGCATCGCTCGACCAGTATGTCAGCCAGCTCGTCGATCCGCACCATCATGTCCTGCGCTACCCAGTCGTTAGACTTCCCAAGATGGTAGCACGCCTCGGCTAAGTAGCCTACGCCCTCCTCAATACTCAATACACTTTTACCTACTCGCATGGGAACACCTCATCAATAACCATGAACTCTGCCTTCTCAAACAGTGCCTCGAACCCCTCGTATCCACGCAGGGAGATGTACTGCTCACTCTTCTGGAACTTACCGCCACTCAGTGGGGTACGTAGTGTCAGTACCATAAAGACATTGTGTACCTGCACAAACGGGCCATCCTCTCCGGCCTCGATGGTGTAGTGTACGTCGATGTCAAAAGGGTACTCTATATCTTGAAACAACTGCCTATCCATAGTGTGCCTCCAATTCATCTAAGTAATCTGATATATAACCTTCAGCTAACTCCAGCGCATACTCCATGCCAGCTAGTATACCCGTCTCCTTCTGACACTGACCACGTGTGATAGCGGCCAGTCCATGGTTCTTGTTCTCGATGTGCCTGTCGTAACGCTCGCGCAGGCCAGCCACTCTGGACCGCTGGACCACCACCTCTTTACGCATTGTCTCTGCATACTCTGCGATCATGTCGTCGCCTCCAATATAAAGTAAAGTAATACGGACGCGAACACGCACCCGAACATTAAGAATAGATTGAACTCGATGTCACTCATCGCGCCACTCCTTAGTGTATTTATCGATCAGCTCCCGCACCGTCAGGTCGGTCACCTCTGCGTACTCGAACAGACCCTCGGTGTCCTTGAATGTGTAGTCACCCAAGCCGATGGCGTCCAGTATGTACGCTCTGTATATCTCACCGGCGTGACCACGCACAGCAGTGCGGGCCAGCCGATCCAAGTTAAGCTCTTGAAACCCCCAGTAATTCTTATAGGGATCCTTGTGCTCCAGTGTCATCAGTTGTACCTCCACTCGACGATCACGCAGTCCTCGCCCTCGTATACGTCCAGACGGGTTAGCGTTTCGTCCTCCGTAGGTGTGCGCATGGCGTCTGCATACACCGCAATCATGTCAGGCCGCGTGAACGTCACCGTCTCGGTGCATCCGTACGGCAGGCCGTCGTCCCGATAGTGGAACTTATAATGTGATGCTGATAAGTGTGCCATTACCCCTCCTCTAACTTTAGTTGTGCAAGTTTGCGCTGAAGCTCTCGCTCGCGCAACTCGCGGTACTCGCGACATGCGGCCGCGTGCTCAGGTGTAAGTGGCTCAAGATCAATCGCTGAGTCGCGCTTGTCGATCCATGGACTGCCGGGCTCGGTGTATCTGCGCAGGTTACTCATCACTCCTCCAGCTCCTTGTATACCTGAAGCGGCTCATATACGGCCACCTGCTCGATCCTATGTACCTCCTTAACCAATCGACACTGCATGTCCTTGAACTCTGCGATGTGATCGGCCATCATGTCCTGCGCCTCCTCTGGGCACTCCGTGTAGTGCTCATCGATCCAGTCGCCATCGCCGATGATCTCATACTTGTACTGCAATATATAACGATC